TGCGCGAACATCATATTATTACCGTAGCAATCATCCCAGTGATAGCATTCGCGGGGACACGTTGCCCGTTCTTCTAAAGTCAAAGTGTAAATTACATAACCTTTGAATTTACCCTTTTTAATTACGGGCAAACGGTCTTTTGATAGTTTACTGTTTTTAGATTGCTTCAAGACTGAATGCGAATAATCAGATAATAGCTTAACTGATTTAGGATACATTGTCGAAGCGGATTTGTTTATATCTGCCTTTTTCATTGGTTCGGTTCCTTCGTTGGTTTAGGTTGGTTTTCTTTTAGTGATAGTTTCCGGCGCGGTCAAGCACTTTTAATTTATCGCGCAATCTTTCTATATAACATTCTGGACAGAAAAAGAACCTGTCCATCTCAACCACCATCGCAGGTTCCCCGCAAGTATCACATTTATACTTGGGGTTTAGCGTGGTTGGTTTGTCAAAATTTTGGTGTGTACAATTTGCCATCGTTCATCTGTTCCTTTAGCGTAAGAAATTTGTCACGTTGTGAATTTGTCACGTTCTTGCCGTGCCATTCAGCGTCACTGATTTGTCTTCTCAGTTTACGAACCTCACTTGCAACACATGTTAAGCGTGGGTCGTTTGCCACATTGGGATAGCGTGGTTGGATTGTCATTGTTTGTCACTCCAGTAGTTGTCCCACGCTTCCCGTAACATGTCGGCATATTCCTGATTGCTGTGTGTACCCAGCCAGTCGCGGTGGGGTTCCATCTCTTGCATGAACTGCCCCAAGTATTCGCAGCCACCGATTACCTTGTTTGCTACGTCCCAAAAGTCTTCCTCTAGCTGGATTGACCAATCGCTCATCTTACTCATGTTCACCCCCATAGATATCTTTGTGCTTAAACTGTGAGTGATACCATGTCTTGAACTTGTGAAATGCTTTTAATTTGTATGCAACCAAGTCTAGGTTTTCCCAATCATCTAGACATATAGCACGGTCATCAAACTCAAAAGTAGCTTCCATCTCACTATCCAACATCACCATCAAGGCGTTGGCTTCGGTTGCCGTTAGCATTGGGGGTTCATACATCTTTAGCGTCTTTTCATTTGTCATCGGTTATCTCCCACAGGTCATCTACATTGATGCCATCACAAAGGTATGAATAATCGTAGTTAGGTACATTAAACAGTTTTACAGTTCCATCCTCATTACGGATGTAATCTTCTGTTTCGTCATCCACTACACATATAGGCATATCCCATACATGCACAGTGTAAGTTTTATTTGGGTCAAACGTCATCGACTTGCTCCACTGTAATGTCGGGTAAGTATTCGCCATCATATTCTTTCCAGAATCCATCCCAGTTCATAGCTATTATTCTAGCTTGATTGGCGTTCTCAGCTTCAAGAACAGCCACTTGAGACACTAGATAACTTCGGGTTACTTCAAATTTTGGCATTGGTTGTCTCCTTTTTGCCAGTTGATAAGTAACCGATATAGGAAACAAACTACCCTGTCAACACAAAAAGAAACGGGACTAGAAATTAATCCAGCCCCGCTCTTCAACCAACCAACGAAAGTACAAGGGGTAACCACTCCCCTTGTTCAACCTTACTACTAAGCTACTTCGTAAGGTGTCCTCAGTTTTACCAAAGCCTGTTTGTGTCTGTCAACCCACAAACGACATTCATTTTCACTTTTTCCGATATAGATTGTAACAAGTCGTAAGTAATCTACGCAGTCTTTTTTCTTTACCGTATCCCTGTTTGTCTCACCAATGCGAACAGATGATGCTGGTGTATTGACAGTCCACCTATCATCATAATCACGTCTGACAATTTCCAATTCAAGTTTTGGGGTTTTCAATGATTCCATGTTCTTCCTCGTAAGCTTCGATATATATGTCCAGTGCTTCTCTAATTAGATCGGCTACTGCAACTTGTTCGAGTGCTTTCTTTTGCATTTGATGTGCAAGGTAAGCAAGTTTGTCAAACTGCTCTTCCTTCATTAACAAATTGTAAGTCTTGGTGGGTTCAAGTATCTTGTTTGGTCTTGGCATCCCGCGCATCCTTCTTTGATAGTTTATCTAGGTTATCTTTTTTCCTATTGGGGATAACTTGTTTTTGGTATTTCTTATCCCTTAATAGTTTTGCTATGGGGTTGATTTTATTATGTACTTTCATAGTGGGGTTTCCCTTTAGGGTTAGGTTACGTAATAGGTAACACACCCTGTCAATAGCCGTCAACTAAAAAACGTGGTTGACAGGATTTTATTTGGTGTGTTATCGATATGGGCATGAAATCACCAACTTGGCTACAAAGTTACGTAGAATCATTGGACATTCAGCCGTTAGGTCGTTACCGATCTGACTGTCCTGTCTGTGCCAGAAAGAATACGTTTAGCGTAAGTGATGACGGACTGCAAAGACTGTGGTATTGTTTTCACGCTGACTGTAACGTATCTGGACGGACAGGTGTCACACTGACTAAAGAGTTTGCAAAACATGCTCTTTCTAGGTCACAGGCTAATGCGCCTGTTCCCCGTACTAGTAACACTTACGAATTGCCGGACACTTTTGTTAGTCTTTCCCGTAACTTAGATGCAGAACTTTATGTTCGATCTGTACATGCGTACGATGCGTACTTGTCAGGTCGTGCAGACATTCGTTATGATTTCAAAAGAAACCGTGTCGTCTTTATTGTCAAGGATGGCAATAAGGTCGTTGATGCGGTAGGTAGAGCAATGGATGGAAGGAGTCCAAAATGGTATCGATATGGAAATAGTAGACATCCTTTTGTTTCTGGCAATGGAGAACGTGGTGCCTGTGTTGTCGAAGATGCTGCTAGTGCTTGCAGTGTTAGCGGTGTTGTCGCGGGGGTGGGAATCTTAGGCACGAATTTGCTAGAAGAACACATACAACATCTATCTAAATACAACAGGGTATTTGTTGCACTTGACAAGGATGCAACTGACAAGGCAATTGACATGGTAAAAACCCTGTGTAGAATAGTTCCAACCAAACTCATGGTATTATCCCGTGACTTTAAGAACATGACAAAGGACGAAAGAGATGACTACCTACGAAACTACATCGATAGATAAACAGATATTAGGTTTCTGTCTCAATGCCGACTTCTTTGGTCGGGTAAAGAACATCATTGACAGGTCTATGTTTGACAGAGAGATGCGTGACATATTTGACACGTTGACATTCTCTCACACAAAGTATGCAAAGGACTTAACAAAGTCAGAGCTTAGTAGTTTGTTTAATGATCGCAACCCTGCTATGCCAGAAGCAACCCGTAACAAGGTGCATGAAACAATAGCCAGTCTGGATGTTGGTAATGCTGACAACTTCGAGTTACATCTTGATCTTGTGCATAACTTCTGGCTGCGTGATCGCGCTCGTCTGATTGGTGAAAAGGCAATTGACATCTTTACGGGTGACAGTGAGGAGTTTGGTGAGTTACGCAGACTGATTGACACAGTAGAGGATGGACGCATCAGTGACAAGACTACCTACACTAAGGTAGAAGATGACTTGGAGTCCCTGTTAGACAACGAGGCTGGTGATCCCGACTTCCCTTTTGACTATGACCTGATTGCGGAGAACGTGTCAGGTCTGGACAGGGGTAACTTAGGTATATTGTTTGCAAGACCAGAATCCGGTAAGACAACCTTTTGTTGTTTTCTTGCAGCATCTTACATCAAACAAGGTTTTAAAGTTGTGTATTGGGCAAACGAAGAACCCGCACCAAAGATTAAGCTTCGTTTGATACAGTCTTATTTTGGCCTAACACGTCAAGAGATGGAGCGTGACCGTGTTGCTTTATGTGCAAAATATGCAGATGAAATTGAACCTTTGCTCACAATTATGGACTCTGTTGGTACCTCTGTCGAGGAGGTAGATGAATACGCTAAGCTAAACAAACCGGATATTATGTTCTGTGATCAGCTTGACAAGTTTCGTATATCCGGTGAGTTTAATCGTGGTGATGAGCGTTTGAAAGAAACCTATGTATATGCTCGTGAGATAGCAAAACGAAACAAAGTGTTAGTATGGGCTGTCAGTCAGGCAAACTATGAGGCACACGATAGACAATGGATTGATTACTCAATGATGGACAACTCACGTACTGGTAAGGCTGGCGAGGCTGACATCATTATTGGTATAGGTAAAACAGGCTCAAGTGAAACAGAGAACACTGTGCGTCATATTTGTATATCCAAAAACAAACTTAACGGGTATCATGGTATGATACATGGACAGATTGATATTGAACGTGGAGTGTACTATTGATGGCAAAGCACGGTGATGTCAGAGAGGATGGGATGGTCTTCTGGGGCATGTCTGGTAAGCATGAAGACTGGAGAAGCCCAGATAAATTCTATGCCGCCAAAAAAAGAAACCATGATCATAAAACACGTTTGAAAAAAATACGACGACGATGGCTCAACATGTACAAGGTGCGTAAGGGGTGTAGTCTATGTGGTTACAGCGAAAACTCTGCCGCTCTTCAGTTTGATCACCTAGACCCATCTACTAAAGTTCGTGACGTATCTAATATGATAACTTTGAAATTGAAACGTTTGATGGATGAGGTTAGAAAGTGTAGGGTTCTTTGTGCAAACTGTCACATGATACACACGTTTGGAGAGGACAAATGAACGTACTGACCTTCGATGTGGAAACAACCCACATACAGAAAGAAACGGGTGGGACAACAGCACTGCCATACTTTGGCAATCGTCTTGTATCTATTGGGTACAAGCGTTTGTTATCCCCTCACGTACACTATCACTGCTACTATCATGCAGACAGGCAACCCCACGACTTTGCACCTGAGTTGTTTCAGGAAGCCCTTGACGAGGCTGACATGATTGTGGGACATAACATCAAGTTTGATCTATCGTGGATAAGAGAATGTGGTTTCGTTTTTGATGGAGAAGTGTATGATACAATGGTTGCGGAATATGTTTTGGCAAAGGCCCAGCGTTGGCCTCTTGGACTTGCTGCTGTTGCAGAAAAGTATGACGTTACCCAAAAGGAGAAAGACCTTGTGGCACCGTATCTTAAAGAGGGCAAGACCTTCTACGACATACCGTGGGAGATAGTAGAGGAGTACGGTAAGGCTGACGTACTTGCTACAGAAGAAATAGCACTAAAACAGCTTGATGCCTTTGGCACTACATTTGAGGAATTATACAATGCAACGGACTTTACTACCGACACTACGGCTGTCGCTTGAAATGACAGAGACGCTCACGGAGATAGAGCGTAACGGTTTAAAAATAAACCTAGATACACTAAAACAAATTGAGACAGAGTTTCAAACAGAACTGGATGAACTAGAGATACGTCTGAATGAAATGGCGCGGGAAGCAATGGGGGATACTCCCATCAATCTTGCCAGCCCAGATGACCGTAGTATTCTCCTTTACTCCCGTAAGGTGAAGGACAAGAAAGAATGGTCACGCATGTTCAATCTGGGTCACGAGATGCGTGGTGCCACCATGAAACCAAAGCAGCGTGTGCGGATGAAAAGAAGCGTGTTTGCTTCCACAGTTCGCCGCATGACTGATGTAGTTAAAAAGACTGTTGGTAGTAGATGTGCAGGATGTCTTGGTCATGGTAGAGTTCGCCCTGTAAATAAGAATGGACAACCAAGTAAAGTTTTACGTGTTTGTAAATTTTGTAAAGGTGTTGGTGTAATCTACACACCCACACGAGAGGTTGCCGGATTCAAACTGGTGCCTCGTGACACGTTTGATACTGCCGCTGCTGGATTTAAGACTGATAAAACTACGTTAGAAGATAGGTCAATAGAACTATCCGGGCAAGCAAAGGAGTTTGCCACCGCATACATACGTTACAATGCCTTACGTACTTACCTAAATACTTTTGTAGAGGGAATGAAAAACAATGTTGATGCAAATGGTATCATCCATCCAGAGTTTATGCAGTGTGTTACAGCGACGGGTCGCCTTTCGAGCCGCAATCCTAACTTTCAGAATATGCCACGAGGTAATACCTTTGCAATACGAAAGGTTGTTGAGAGTCGGTTCGATGGTGGCTACATACTTGAAGGGGATTATTCGCAATTAGAATTTAGGGTAGCTGGTTTCCTTGCAAAGGATAGTCAAGCATACATAGACGTAAAGGATGGCACAGATGTTCACCAATATACTGCAGATATTATCGGATGCAGCCGACAAGAAGCAAAGGCACATACCTTCAAGCCTCTATACGGCGGCACCACCGGAACAGAAGCCCAACAACGCTACTACAGAGCCTTTAAGGAAAAGTATGAAGGGGTATCCATCTGGCACGACAAACTCCAGCGAGAAGCCGTTAAAACGAAGCAGATCACCCTTCCAAGTGGTAGGCAGTATGCTTTTCCCTCTGCGCGGTGGACAGAGTGGGGTACAGCCACAAACCGCACGGCGATATGTAATTACCCTGTTCAGGGTTTTGCTACTGCTGACCTTCTTCCTACTGCTCTTGTTCGTTTGAGCAAGATGATGAGAGTAAGAAAATTAAATTCTGTTATTTGCAATACTGTACACGATTCAATAGTGTTGGATGTACACCCTGATGAAAAAGACGTTTGTATCAAGCTGTTAGAATACGCAATGTTATCATTACCTACAGAGAGCGTGAACCGATATGGAATTGAATATGACATGCCTGTCGGAATAGAATTAAAGATAGGAAAGAATTGGCTTGACACTGAGGTCGTTAATCTGTAAGATCGTTTTACACCCCTGATTTTAAGGAGAATGAAAAGTCATGGAAACAGGAACAGAAGTAATGGAAATTGATAATATCGATGCAATTGTTGCAGCATTCAACGATGATAACGCTGAGGCACTAATGGAAGCAAGCGGTCAGGGCGGTAATAATAATCGTCAAGTCGGTTTGCCTCGCATAAATATAAATTACGATGCAGAGACAGAGGATGGTATACCTCTAACTCGTGGCACGTGGAAGATGTATTTGGATGGTAGGTTTGTTTACGCCGATAAGGTAAACATCCGTCCCATTTTGCGTACCTTTGAGTACAGCGTTTGGGATCAGGAGAGTGGCACATTCTCTTCTAAGTCAGTGCAAAAGACAAGCCTGTCTGGTATGTTTCCAGACACGACTGGCGGTAACAAATGTGGTAGACTTACACGAGATGAAGAGGATCGTTTGTCAAAGGATGATCTAGCGTATCTACATTCCCGTTCAGTCGTATGTAATCAAGTTATCTACGCTAAGATAAGCGGCAGTTTTACCACTGCTGAAGGCACTGCCGTAGATGTTGTAGATCAACCAGTGGTTGCATATTTCAAACGATCTGGATTCAAACCCATCTCTGACTTTATTGACAGCTTGTCCAAGCAGAAGAAGCTGATGCAGAAGTGCATTGTTTCTTTGACTACTCACAAGCACAAAAAGGGTAGTGTAACTTATTGGACTCCAGTCCCCGCCCTTGTGGGCGAAGCAGACATAACAGATGAGGATAAGCAACTCATGTCTATGTTTGCTGAAACTGTAAAGGGTCATAACGATAATGTTATGAATCAACACCGTGAAGCGGCAAAGCTCGTTGCTGACGATGACGACATCGATTTGGCTTCGGACTTTGAAAATGCTAACGCTGCTTAAAATACAAGACCACATGGTCAATGCTTTGCGGGGGGAAACTGATGTCTCCCCGCAATCAGTTAAGGACTTTGCCCAAGAGTGTTCAGAAGCGGCAGAGCGACAACTTGTGCGTAAACGGGGGGATTTTCGTATTCGCATGTCAGGACTTGGTCGTCCTCTTTGCCAACAGGTGTTGGAGAAGAATGGCATCAAAGAAGATATGGAATACAACACCCTGTTTAGATTCATGTTTGGTGATCTCACAGAATCTATACTGATGCTGATTATGAAAGAAGCGGGTGTAGAGATAGTGGACTATCAACGAGCCGTTGAATTAAAAATAAATGACACGATTGTAACTGGTACGCTTGATGTCATCATACGAGATGAACTTGGTGTTGAAAAAGTATGGGATGTCAAGTCGGCTAGTGATTGGGCTTTTAATTATAAATTCACTGGTATAAATGGTGGATACGAAAAGCTAAAGGAAGATGATCCCTTTGGTTATGTTATGCAAGGGTTTCTTTACGGAGAGGCCACAGGGTTGCCCTTTGGTGGGTGGATTGTAGTAAACAAATCCAACGGCATGGTTGCAATTGTAGAGGTGCCGGACTGGGTTCAGGACGATAAAGAAGCCTATTTAAAGGATGCGGAAGAGCGTGTAAAGTTTCTTACGAATCCTGACGTAAAGCCGTTTGTTCCTTTCAAGTCAGAGCCGGAAACTTATCGTCGTGATGGCGAAACAATAAAGACAGGAAACAAACTCCTTCCAAGAGAATGTAATCTGTGTGGTTACCGTTATCACTGTTGGCCTAACGCTGTTCTTCACGGTAAGGTTACATCAAAAGCAAAGAACCCCCCTGTTGTATGGTACGATAAACTTAAAAAGAAAGAATTGTAGGATGCCGTACTTATTTGTGAAAGATTATGAGGTGGAACTCATGGAGTTAAACAGCGACCTCAGTCATGTGTACATAGAGTCTAGTTCTGGTACAGGTGGGGAACGCAGGGTTACTCGTTTGCGTTTACATGAAAAAGGTTTACCTCTTACTCTTGTGAATCATTATGGTAAGGACGGTCATTTGACTTCTGATACGGATGCAAGAGACATTAAAAAGGTAGAAACGGATTTGCAACATATCAGTAGACGTTCATTTTCAGGAGCTTATGTATGTGTGCCGATGCACCCTTTGACAAAAGAACTTACCAACATAGAAAAGTATTCCCCCAAACTGGCAGGGTACCTAGAAAAAAGATTAATATCGATAGGGGTAACCTTTTGAGTAATAAAATAAAATACAGGTCTAAGTTTGAACTTAATCTGGCAAAGACTTTAACAGCAAACAACATTGAGTTTCAATACGAAGAAGAACGGTTTGAATACATACCTGCTCCCCGTCATTATACTCCCGACTTTTACTTTCCCGAAACAAACATTTACGTTGAAGCAAAGGGACACTTGGATAAAGGGGATCGTGTTAAGATGATACTGATGAAACAACAACATCCTGAACTTGATATTCGTTTTGTTTTTATGAATGCAAAGAATAAGATTTACAAGGGTAGCAAAACAACATACGCTGCTTGGTGTACACGATATAACTTTGAATGGGCCGAAGGGTCTATTCCTATGGAGTGGGTAAAAAAATGACTATCGACGAAACAGAACTAAACAAACAAGTAGAGATTATGTCTTTATTACCCGATAGATATTACATCATACTCAAACCTCTTGATGGTGAAAACTTTACTTTGACAGCGTATGATACGACAAGTAAGACCTATGAAAATGAAGAAGACTTCAACCCTGCTATGATTATACAAGAGGGTCTTATGGAAACCCTAAGAGAAAAACTTGATGATGTATATGATAGAGGTGCAGCCTCAATAAAATTCAAACAAACTGCAGAGTCTATGATAGAAGAAGCTGAAGAAGAATTTAAACATCAATTTGATGATAATGTAATTAAAGTTGATTTTGGAAAGAAACAATGAAACACGAAGAGTACATGGTAAAAAGATTGAGAGAAGAACAAGATGCTGTTAACAAACCGCCACACTACAATCAAGCAGGTGTCGAGTGCATTGAGGCAATCGAAGCGGCGACAGACAATGGGTTTGAATATTACCTGCAAGGAAACATCATCAAATACCTCTGGAGATACCGATACAAAAACGGAATCGAAGACCTTAAAAAAGCACAGTGGTACCTAAACAAACTGATCAAAATAAAAGAGGAACAATAGATATGAACAACATGCTGCCCACACCATATCAGCAATTTATTCACAAATCACGTTATGCTCGTTGGATTGACGACGAAGAAAGGCGAGAGGATTGGGATGAAACTGTATCCAGATATATTAGCTTTATGGATAATCATGTGCGTAATAAACACAATTATATCATACCAAGTAAATTGAGGTCTGAAATTGAAGATGCTATTTTAAGTCTCAAGGTTATGCCATCAATGAGAGCAATGATGACTGCAGGTCAGGCTCTTAGTCGTGACAACGTATGTGGATACAATTGTAGTTACATTCCTGTTGATAGTCCTCGTTCTTTTGATGAGTGCATGTATATATTGATGTGTGGGACTGGTGTTGGGTTTAGTGTGGAGAGAGAAAATGTTGATAGACTACCTGTGGTATCTGATAATTTTAGTGATTCTAGTACCGTAATTACTGTAGCTGATAGCAAGCCGGGATGGGCTAAAGCTTACCGTGAGTTAATTGCACTACTGTACGCAGGACAAGTTCCCTCTTGGGATACATCTGGTATTCGCCCTGCAGGTGCGCGGCTAAAGATAATGGGGGGTAGAGCAAGTGGTCCCCAGCCTTTGATTGACCTGTTTAATTTTACGGTGGAAATATTCAAGAAGGCTGCTGGACGTAGATTGTTTCCTATTGAGTGCCACGATCTCATGTGTAAGGTGGGAGAGGTAGTTGTTGTGGGGGGTGTTCGCAGATCAGCCCTGATTAGTTTATCTAATCTTAACGACGATCAAATGCGCCACGCCAAAGCCGGATCGTGGTGGGAGACAGAGGGTCAACGTGCGTTGGCAAACAACTCTGTTGCGTACAAATCAAAGCCGGAGATGGGTACGTTTATGCGTGAGTGGCTTGCCCTGTACGATAGCAAGTCGGGTGAGCGTGGCATGTTTAACAGGGAGTCTGCCGACAAGCAAGTGGCTCGTAACGGTAGGCGTGAGACAGGACATATGTGGGGTACGAACCCCTGCAGTGAGATCATCTTACGCCCGTACAGTTTTTGTAATTTGTCAGAGGTGGTAGTCCGTGAAAACGACACGTTAGAGTCTTTGAAAGAAAAGGTACGGATAGCAACTATCTTAGGTACTTTACAATCAACCCTTGTAGACTTTAAGTATTTGAGGAAAGCATGGAAAGACAACGCAGAAGAAGAACGCTTGTTAGGTGTATCCTTGACTGGTATAATGGATCATCCCGTTTTATCAAAGAACGTAGACAGCAAGCGTTGGCTAGACGAAATGCGGGAACACGCGATAGAGGTCAACAAGAACTTTGCCCAGATGCTTGGAATCCCACAGAGTACTGCAATCACCTGTGTCAAACCGTCGGGTACTGTGTCTCAACTGGTGGACGCAGCAAGCGGGATACATGCACGACACAACGACCACTTTATAAGGACAGTACGTGGGGATAACAAAGACCCACTCACTCAGTTCCTTATCGATAGTGGTGTGCCTGCAGAACGGGATGTGATGAAGCCCGACAACGTTACAGTGTTTAGCTTCCCCATGCAGTCTCCTAAAGGGGCCGTGACCCGCACACAAACCACAGCCATAGAGCAGCTAGAGTTGTGGAAAACTTACGCTATACATTGGTGTGAACACAAACCATCCATCACTGTCACTGTAAAGGAACATGAGTGGATGGAAGTAGGTGCGTGGGTGTATGAAAACTTTGATGTGGCATCAGGAGTTTCTTTCCTTCCCCACAGTGATCATACCTATCAACAGGCTCCGTACCAAGATATAGAACCTGATGATTATCTTGAATGGAAAAAACGCATGGAAGTGGTTCACATTGACTGGGGTAAACTCACAGACTTTGAAAAGGAAGACAACACTAACGGCTCCCGTGAGCTTGCTTGCACTGCAGGTGTGTGTGAAGTTGTTGACTTGACAGCAGCGTGAACTGCTGGCACTGTAAAACAAAGTTGAGGTGGGTTGGTGATCACGATGTGGATGAACTGACAGAAGATAAGTATAGTATACTAACTTGTTTAGAGTGTCCCGAATGTAAATCGTGGGTTGAGGTGTACTACCCAAAGGACAGTAACGATGATACAGATAAAGATAACACCTGATATTATTAGTCGAGCCAAAAAGAAAGCTGCCTCTGTAGGTAATCTACAGGGCAGCATAACTGGCAGTCTTAGTAATGTCGTTGGTGCTATAGGAGAGGTAATCGTAAAGGACTACGTTGGGGGCAGTGACGCTAACAACAAGGACTACGATTTGATCGTCGGAAACAAACGGGTGGATGTCAAGACCAAGCGTTGTAACACCACACCGTCACCTAACTACGATTGTTCTGTATCAGCACACGGAACCAAACAGGACTGTGATAGTTACGTCTTTGTGCGTATCCTTACGGATCATAGCAAGGCGTGGATTCTTGGTGAGATACCAAAACAAACCTTCTACACAAAAGCAACCCGTTATAAGGTGGGTGACGTAGACCCAAGCAACGGCTTTGTTTTCAAGGCTGATTGTTACAATCTAGCAATACAGGAATTAGAACAGATAAATGTCTAACAATAATAAGGTGGCTAACCTGTTTACATTTCAGGCTAATCTAAAACAAAATGGCACCATAGAGTTGACGTGGGAAGGAGTCAAACCCGAAGAGTTTGAATCTACGATGTCAAGTGGACTTCCTGAGTGGGAAGGAGCGCACTCAACAGCATCCCTTCTACGGTACCTTCGATCTATGGGAGATGAAATTATGGAGAAATCCAGAAAATACGTTTAGCGTTTCTTTTTCATCTTAGCCCCAGCGATTCTGTCTGCTTGGGTTGGTTTAGGATTTTTGTCTATCCCCGCTTTCACACTTAACATACCAAACGCAGAACCACCATTTGCCATACGCAACTTAGGAGTCTGCATCATCTGAGTCTGCATCTGATTCATGTCACGCCCTGTCATGGTGTTGTTTTGCATCATGTTCTGTTGTGGCTGACTTGCTGACATCATACCACCCCCGTAAGCTTTCTTGCGGGGTTTTTTCTTTGCTACGCCGCCATACATCATGGGCTTACGTTGTGGCATACCGCCATACATCATTCCCTTACGAGGGCCGTTGTTGTAGGTCTTCATTAGTCTCTGTCCTCACTCATATCAAGTTGCATTTCTTCTAGGGCTACTCTACCCGCTTCTCCCAACGCTCCCAGTTCTGATATTAGGAAATCTTGAACTAGATTGTCAAAGGTATCTAAGTCTGCTTTCGTCATTTTCTTAGGAAACTTTATCATTTGTAGCATTAAGTCTGCAGCTTCTTTGTTTCCTGCTGCTAGTTTCATCAAATCCAATCCTGCTTGTTGTGCTAAAGAAACACCAAATTCAGCAGCGACATACTGTGGGCTAACCATACCACGAGCAAGGTTGAATGAACGAGCTATAAGTTGATTCGTACCCATAGCGTTAACTATGTTGTCAATCTTTACGGTGGTGTCCAAAGCTCCTACAGCTTCAATTGCTTTTTGATCAGACAAGTAGTCAGTTATATTTACAAGAAAGTCTATGTGTTCATCATCTAAGTATAAAGACATCACATCTCTAACTCTATCTGAATCTAACGCACCCGATATATTTTCAGGGTTTCTAAGCACTTTCTTTGTATACTCTTTACCATTAGCAGCTATGAATTTTCTACCCTCTACGTACTGTAATCCCCCGTGATTCAACAGTCCGTTTACGATTTGATTTCTCATGCCTGTGTCAAAGACTTCTTCCGTATCAAAAGTTTGACCACCGACTGTGAATTTGTTTCCTAACTTAGCTACAACAGTCTGTCTCAATTCTTCTATGTCTTGTCTGTTTCCTGATAAGACAACATCTTCAAAGAACCTGTCTACATTCTTAACACCTAACGCATCGTTCACCATGTCTTGTGCGGCTGTTCGTATTTGTGAGTCAGAATCAAGTTTTCTAGCTAAAGTTTCAATACCATCTGATATTCTCTTTTGATACTTCTGCATACCTGAAGCTAATTCGTTACTGTTCTGTATTAACTTCTCAATGCCTCTTTCTTGCTCTATCATTATATCAAAGTCTATTAGTTTAATTTTTCTAAATGCTACTTTTCCTGTTTCATCAACACTCTTGACCGTCACAGTCATAAGGTCTTGGAGTTCAGATACGTTTTCAATTTTAGAAAAATCGTAACCACCACCCTGAATTGCTTTCAAATCTAAATCGGCACGTTCGCCAAGTTGTTTAGCCAACTGTTTACCCCACTTGGCATATACTACTTCTGTCAAAGTGCTGCGTATTAAATTAAAGTGTGTAAGAGATTGTTCGTTAGTGAGGTCAAATACTCCACCCTCTGGTATGTCACTAAGCTCTCTTATTAATTTATCACGTTGTAGTATAATTTTACCAATTGCGTCGTCATCTCCACGTAAAGCTTTGTTCAAGTTATCTGTTATAGGATCAAACATTTCAAAGGGAGTTTTACCCCTGTAGTTCATTTGAAACAAACCGTCTTTCATAGCTTGAGTTTCAGCAACTTCTTCGCCTACACTTACATCGTCAAAAAGAAACGTGTCAGCATTATTAGAGTCAACTTTTGATTGGCTAGTTGCTAAAGGGTGGCCCCTTGACTTATGAACATCAGATAGAGGTCCACCGCCCCTTATCTTATCGAACCACTCTGCTTGGTATATATTACGAGCTTTCTTCCACTGCTTAGAAAATTCAGGTATGGTGTCATCTATAAGCTTTTCCACCTTGCCAGAATAGTCTGTATATCTTGCAGCCAAAGCCTCATCTCGTGTTCGTATGCCAAAGTCCCTGAATGCGGAGTACACATCCATAACTTCTCCGGGAGTTGCAAGGAAGTCTGGTGCTTCACCCTTATCCATGTAGTGGAGCATGATATCTAGGGGTCTGATGTTTTCTCCTAAAAACAAGTCTCCAGCATTTGGATTTGTATGTAAAGCATATAGCTTATCATAACTAGTTCCTTCTATAGATGCCAACGATCTCTGCGCCATCTTGTTAGCCACAGTGTACATGCGTCGCCCCAGAGGTCCAGCAAAAAATCTTGATCCTTTTGAGAAGAAGTCTTTTAAATTAGCCCCTTCAGGTGCGAAGCTCATAAGCTCTGTTATCATGCTGTTTATGGGTACAGTCTTTCCTATTCTCCTTGCTTCTTTATCAAGCTTTACAAAGGGTGCTTTAGCTTTTTTACGCATACGTTCAAAACGTTGCTCTGTCATCATCTCAAGATTTCTAGCTACTTGTTTTAAATGAGATGGTTTATTATTTCTAAGAAGTTCTAGTCCTTCTGCACGAGAAGCCAAAGCTTGCATGTTTTCTAAATATTGTCTATCGGCTATTTCAAGTAAATCGATGTCACCTGCAGAACCATCAGGTTTTCTTCTTACTTGTAACTCAAGTTCAACTTCTAGCTCATCAAGACTTTGCAGCACTCTTGGGGGCAACTCTGCGTTTGGATCAATAAGTATTTCCTGCTTGTACGTCCGTATGTCAGCCATAAGCTTTTGACGTTCAGTGCCTAAATCCGACATTATCTTGTTGTTTGTTGCCTTTAAAGACTTTACGTAATTTTTAATTTCGGATGTATCATCCAAGTCTGTTCTACCAGATATTAATTCTTCTAGCCGCATGATCATACGATCCGTTGCGTAAGTTCTTTCCTGTATTAGATTTTGAGCTTTTAGCTGTTCGTTAATTGTATTTAAACTTCCTGCCTCTCTTGCATCGATCTTAAACGTAGCTAACTTTTTTGCTGACTGTAGCCAGCCAATGCCGCTCATTGTTGCTATGTCTTCTTGCAGTATCCTACGAACTTCAGGACGTTGTTCAGCAGGAAACTCATCAAGTATTTCAGTTAAACGTCGTTGATGCTTTTCCATGCTTGTGACTACTTGATCTATGCCGTCTTCATCCAGTTTGCCAGCAAGCTTTGCAACAAACCCAAGTGAGCGTCGGGTATCACCATCAAGAGTAATTCCTGTTGCCCTTTCAAAGTTGTTTATACTTCCATCTGTAAGAAATCCTCTAAAAGCATCTCTGTTCCCTGTAATTAACGAAAGAGGTATTCCAGCTATACCTTCTATAGCTTCCAGACTTTTACCGTAAACATCTCCCATCTGTTGGTTTAACCAAGCCGCACTTTTACCAGCAAACACTGTTGTGGGTTTTCCAATAGCCATGTATGCAATGGCTGCTATTCCCTCTCCAGCAAAACGATCCCCCTGAAAGAAACTGCCCTCTCCACCTTCAGCGGTCATGCTTCCACCGTAATACATAGCTAAAGACACAGGAAGTGCCTCAACAAAGTTGTCTTTTACATTAGATATAAACCTACCTGACAGGTACCTTCGTACCATCATTCCGCGCAATCGCTGTTGTTCTGCTTGAAGCTTTCTGTATTCACTAGACTGCTTGACTACTTTTAACTTGTCGCCTGTGTTTCCTTTTCTCAAAGAGAATAATTCATCGCTTACTTCTTCCAGTCTGCTAAATATTTTTTCACTGTTTGCGTCTACCCTGTCCATTTCCATAGCGTATGCCATGTTATTAAGGTTGACCTTCCTGATCATCTTTCTATTTTCTAAGAACTTAGCTTGAGCCATTATGTTACCGCTCAAATTATTCAATTCTGCAGCTAAATCTATTTCGGCTTTAGATGCGCCTTTCGCTTTTGCTTTTGTATTGATCTCAAGTATCTTACGACTTGTTTCACTTATGAGTGATTGACCTCGTGCTTGTTTTGCTTTACCCACTCCCCCCATAGTAAGGACTGCCTCTGCTAATACGGAACCGTATTGTGCTAAAGGAGTGAGTTGATTCACAGACTCGTTTAACAAAGTTTGAGCCATGTTTTCATCTACAAATACTGTGTCTAGTTCTACGTTTTCACCGCTTGCTGTTTGTGTTTTAGACTTTGTAATTCTTTTAAAATCTTCTTCAGTTATTTCTCCAGAGTCTACCTGCTGTTGTAGGGTGGATACAATTGAATCGTTTATAACTTCTGATAGTTCGCGTATGCCCGTAGCGTCCCCTATAAAGCTCTTCCACCATTCTGATGCTCTTGCTCTATCTTGTGCGCTCCCCTCCCACGATTCTACAAAGGGTGCGCTATTATCTGTAAGATTAAAAAACTTACCTACGTTATACGCTGTAGCTTTTGTCGCTGCTTTTATAGCATCAATGCCGTAGTTAACTGCATAGTCAGGCAGGTAAATCGCAGTTCCTCTAAGAACTCCTTCCTTGACTCTTTCAACAGTGGTATCCCAAAAACTACCTGTTGACAGTTGCCGTATGATTATATTCTCAACACGTTTTTTATCTTTAGCCTCTAAGCCAGTGAGTGGTTCAAATGCACCGGAGACAACCCTTGCAATAGCAGCCTTACCCTCAAAGATGTTTTCCTGTATGCTTTTGAGTTTCGCATTTTGTGTTGCTTCAGGGGTGGGAACAAATGTAAACTCTCCCGGAGCAGTCTCTTGTCCGAAAGCTACTTCAGTGGTGGGTTGATTTGCTATTCTCTCCGAATAAAAAGTAAAAGCATTGTTTAATCTGTCAGTCGCTTTGGCACGGACTTCATCACTTACCCCTGAATCAGGACTTGATGCAATTACCATATTATTTAACTGATTAGAATTATATGGCCCAACACCACCAATTCTACCGCTTTGAATTGCGCTAAAAAATTCATCCCTGTTTAAGATAGGAGATTTCTGTGCCTCAATACTTTGTTCAGCCATTTCTCCTGTTCTAAAAGCTTTCAGGGTGTTATCCTGAATATCACCTGTAACTTTGTATATCTCATCTTCACCAGTGACTTCATCTTTTACGATACCGCCGCCAGTTATGACATCCAAAGACTCTGGGATTACCTCTCCGGGATCAGGAAGTACTTGTAAGTTTTGTGCTTCTAGTGCCATTACGTTCCAACTTTCGGTGCTTTAGCTTTTTTAATTGACTCAATTAACGCAGGGTCATCAACTGTATTAAAGTCTTTATCCATAACAGAACCGTTGTTATTTATTATATAATCGTCTGCGTTAAGAGGTTTGCTTCCGTCACCCCCTGTTTTTGCAGATTGATTCAAAGCATTTGCCCTGTTTCTTACGTAGTCCACTGCAAAAGCCGCATCAATAATCTTTGCTTCGTTAGCAGTTAGTACAGCGTTGCCCTTACCATACGTTTCAAAGACCTTCAATTTTTGTATGTCCCTGTCTAATTCGTCTATAACAACCTGTATTTTTAAAAGAGCTTGTTTCTTAGTGTTAAATCCCGCACCCAACCTGTCAAGCTGTTGTTGAACATCTTGGTTAGACAATCTTCCAGATGGGTCTGCTGCACGAGCAAGCTGGAAGGCTAGAGATATACGCATGGCTTCTAACTCTGCCAACGCATCACCACCTTCTGATTTCTTGTCCTCAATACCCTTTTCCAAACTTGCTATAAAATCGTCAGACAAGTCTGCTGTTTGTTCTTCTACGACTCCCAAACCAAGAAGGTCTTTTGAAATTGCTTCTCTGATACTACCCTCTCCCCCAAACAAAATACCCATTGTCTTTTTGAATTGAGCGTATGCTTCTGGATCGTCAATATCTGCTCTCTTTTGTTGTAACGCTTTCAAGGCAACCATAGCTGTTTCTTTATTTTTAAGTTCCTTACTCAAAAAGCCCATAGTAAGTTTTTCTGTGGTTCCAGCCAAATTACCGTACCGTTTTCTTAATACATAATTTGCTCTAGTTAAACCCTTGTCTTGCGTCTGATACCCAAATATTTTTACTTCATTTTTTTCTTTATTAAAAGTCATGTAAGGGGCAATAGCCATGACAAATTGTGTGAACGTAGTGGCTTTTGTGCTGTTTAACATGTTGTTAAAATCCAATATAGCTTTATCACCTTCTTCATTGTATCCAAGTTTGTACAAACCTATTTCTGGGTCAAGGGAAGATACTCCCGGATAAGAAGCTAACTGTATACTTGCAGATAGTGCATCTCTTTTTTGAGATGGTTCCATCCCAAGAAAATCAAAGTATTGTCTGTCGCCACTTAAAGGAATACCATTACCATCTGTTCCTACCCAGTAATTATACAGTGGCAATGCTCCTCCTACTACGGATTTTACAGGTACGCCCAGCTTCTTTGCTAGTCCCATATAAATAGGCATATCTTCGGGTCTTACCTGCAAACTTCCAACTTGATACCCTACAATTTGTTCTCCATCGTCTCCACCCTTTCGGGGTTCTATAACTGTGGCTATAGTCAAATCACCAGTATCACTGCCATCGCCACTACCGTCGCTCTGACCCAATTCAGATTTAGCACTGTCCACTGTGTCTGTTACAGACGGTACGGGTATTCCTAAATCTTTCATTATTTTGTTGTGTATTGCTAAAGCTTGATATGGTGAAGTGGGACTGAGGCCAAATAGTTCTGGAGTCATATACCCAGATAAGTCACCCTTTCCTGAAGCTAAAATTTTACCCATATCATTATTTATAATTCTCATTCGCATTCCAGACAGCATATTCTGTACATTTTGGGCTAACACGGGGTCTTTTCTTAACTTCTCTTGTATTTCAGGACGGGTTATCATGTTAGAGTATTCGTTAAGAAAAGCAAAACTATCATTAGGACTGCCTTTACCATCCGCAATACTAAATCCTAAGAAACTATTTTTTGTTGATCCCGGTATTTTAAAGTTGTAATCTGTCGCATCACCCAACGCTCCCTGAATAGATGCCATATCCAAAGCAATATCTCTTCCCCTTTTACCAAAGGGTCCGATAGGTTCCATGCTATCTATCTGTGTATTTGCCTTTTTAACAAGATCCCTTACAGCGTTCACTCCAGCTTCCGTCGCATCACCTTTAATCATTGCTTGTATAGCGTAATCCTGATAAGAATTAATACGATCCCTTTGCTTGTCACGACGAGCCTGTTCTTTGTCTATGTTTTCCGAAAAGCCTTGTACAAGACCTGTAGCAAATGCTGCAGCAATACCCATGTTTAACTAGCCTCTTCCGTTTGTTTCTTCATTGTCATAAAGTTTTCTTCCTCTGGCTCTTGTGGAGCGTACCCTTGACGAAGACCTTCGTTTATCTGCTCACTTACATAAGCAAACATTTTTGGATTGTTTTGTTTCATCATTCTGAAGAATGTTTCGTCACTCATCTCATTACGTTCTAGTTCATCATCGTTTTCAAAAAAACGGTATGGTATGTTCTCCTTGTCAGCCATACCAGCTATAGCGATAGCTAACGGTCCCTTGATTAACAAACCAATATCGGGTGAGAATTTACCGTCAGAGAATCCTTGAAAGATGTAACCCTCGACAATAACTTCTACAGATACACCTACTGTAAGAAGTTTAAACATCTCACGTTTTGCTGCTGTTTCAGACACGGCAGCGATTGCTCTGTCTAACACTACACTTGGGTCAGAGTCTCTTGGCGGTTGTCCCCACGGCCACCGTTGATTGTCTGAAGTTAAACCATATCCCGGTGGTGCCATAGCAAAATCATCTTTTGCCTCAACTGATCCGACGGGAGCCATGTTTGCATCTAGTTTCATACTACATTAATCTCCGATAATTCAGGCCGTTCTGTTACCACTGTTTTCTTTCCTTGAGGAGTAGTCGGGCGAACATACCCCAAATCGTTCATCATGGATTGTATATTTAAATCTCTGGAACCGTTTTCTCTAAAATGTCTTGCAGCTTCCATAACAGCAGCCTGTTGAAACAACTGTTGCATAGGGGAACTAAGTCCCCCCGGTGCTGTTTGTCCTCGTGTAAGTTCTTTAATAGTTCGTGGTTGAGGCATTTCTGTAGTGCCAAAAACTGGTTTACCCTCTCTGGAATCAGAAAGGGCTTTTGCTCCGCTCTTCAAAAAACCAAGAAAACCACCACCTCTGACTGCTTTGTTATATTCAGGGTGACCGGGGGGTGGTCCCTCTGGATCACTACCCCCACCTAATAAAAGGGGTAATCCTACAGCCACTATTGTTTTTAAATCAAACATCTCGTACCTTCCTTACTGTGCAATCCACTTAGCAAGCCAATTTCCTACACCTGCAGCAAGATCATCTTTTTGTTTCTTATCGTACAGCTTTTCTGTATTAGCAAATTCCATAGCCATAATGCCAACTTCGTGTTGTCGTTGTAATTCAGATTCACCCTTTTGAAAATTCCACGCTGCATTGTCTCTGTACTTTTGCCACAAATTATTCAAAGCGTTTTGTGTAGCGTTGAATGAGTTTTGCACGTTTATGCGGTTTGATTCGTTCTGTGTTGCAGTGTTTGCAGTGTTGATTTGTCTTCGCCAATTGACGTTTGATTGATCAATAGCGTATTGCATGTTGGCGTTAAATTTGTCCCGTGCATCTCTCATGCTGGCGTTGAACTGTGTCATGGCGTTTGTTTCGCCAGCGTTGAACTGTTCCATAGCAGCGACACGGTTAGCATTAGCTGTTTCAACTTGGGAGCCTAACTCTGCAAAAAACTCTTCAACTTGCAATTCGTTTTTAGCGTTGAATTGTTTACGGGCGTTATCCTCCGCAGCGTCTTTGAACATTGCCTGTGTTAGTGCGTTGAAACTGAGAGTATTAGCTTGTTGTCGCGCATCAAGGTTCTTTGTTTCAGTAGCAAGAAGCGACTGAGCGTTAGTCACTGCAGAGGTAAGTCTGGCATTTAAGTTTGCTTTGTCCATTGCAGCGTAAGTCGCAGCGTTAGACAGTGCCATTTGTTGTTGATTGTTTAAATTTGCAAGCTGTATGGTGGCATACTTCTTTGCATCGTCGGCAGCGATAACTACGCCAGATTCTAACACAGCCTGTGTCATGGCTGCAGCCGCCATAGAACTTGCACCCAAGCCACGTGCTTGCATTACACCACTTATTTTACGAACAGCCGGAGCAGCCCACGGGGGAAGAGGTTGACCTTGTTGAATGCTTTGCATCAACTGACCAAGTTGATATTGAGTAGTGGCCTGTGGATCAAGCGTTTGGGTAGCAGCCGTTCCGATTGCACCTGCAGATGGACCTGCTTGAACTCCTGTCATGTCAACTTGTACAGGCTGAGTGATTTGGGAAGCAGTCGCGGTACCCACTTGAGGAGTTACCTGCGTTGTGCTTGCTACTTGTCCTACTCCAGAAGCGGGTGCAGTAGGAGTGGCAGGGGTTAAGCCTGTTAAATTAGCTGTCGTTGCCGCCGGAGTGGTTGCAGGAGTAGGTATTTGAGTGCCTGTAGTGCTTTGTAACTCACCTGTTTGTACGGTTTGAAGAACGGGAGTTACAGCCGGGACACCCGCACCTGCAAGTTTTCCTACTTCAGCATCTAATTGTGCATCTGTTGTTATCGTTGCCATAGCTATTCCTAGTTAATTTTACTGTATTTATAATAAAAAAGCAAGTATTTTATATTGGATCAGGCCAGTCATTGATCGGAGCATTACCAGTTGGCTTGCCATCGCTATCAACAGGCGTGTCGTAGAGTGCCATAAAAGCGGTAAGATCAGCGGCATTAGTTATAGATGTTTCAATATTATTACTAGCTGTACGAACAGCAGCCCTGTAAGTTGTTATGTTTGACGGAACAGAGTAAGACTCAACTTCTGTTGCTTTGATAACTTGCCAGTCATAGGGTGCAAGTAAACCTGCTGCTTGGGTTTTGACTGTCTCAATGGCAACAGTCTTTAGTCCTTTGGTGACAATCTGATTACCGTCAATATCTAGTCTTGGCTCTCCATCCTCGTCAACCTCATTTATGTCTGTCAGTGAGCGAGGGATTAACTCGCCATCAGCATCACGACCCCAGTAAAAGCGGTTGTCGTGTGCCGCAACTTCATCTTCCCAAGTAAGACCAATAGCAGCTTTTTCATCTGCGCTAAGGTTGTTCCACACGGCAGGATATTGTGTGCCGTCATTATCGACCCACGCCTTGCCTACTCGTATGATTCGACCTGAATATTTCCACGGCATTTTATATTCTCCTATCGGGCATTAGCAAATTTAAAGGGTTGATCGGCAAAGGCGGTGTAGACATAGGTGTCGCCAGACGCATTTAAACCAGTGCCAGTTTTTCTGGGCTTGAATCCGTTTGATAAAATATCAAGGCCACCGTCTGTGTATTCAGCATTGTTTTCGTTTGCGAGAAGATACCTACTTACCTCGTTTGATGTATTTCTGGTGCTATCCCACATATGCCAATGACCTGTGTTGTTGACCTTTTTTTGCATAATCCAAGCTGGTCTAAACCCTGTGTAAATAAACGGCCCATCTGCATTTCCGTTTCCAACGTAGCTGCCACTTTTAGAAAATCCCTCAACATCAGCAAAAAGAAAACTTATATGAACTTCATTGCTTGCACTGTTAAGACTAGCAACCCCCACTGTCCAGAGACTAGAAGTTGGTGCAGTGTCATTCCACATAGTATAATCAGCAACAGCATTATTTCGGCTTAATGCAAGATAGTCTGTTTCAGCATCACTTGCAGCACCTACATGATAAACATAAAACCAGTTATCTTCGTTTGGCTTTGTCCAAATGGCTGTTGGTACTTTACCCATGCCGTGTGCAATATTTTTAACACTGTTATCCGCTTGCCATGTAGTAAAACTAAACCCTGCTGTAGTATTTACAAGACCCGAACTATCTACATTACCAACACCTGTCGCACTCGTATCATTACTAAATGATTCCGTTGCTTTCCAAGCCCACGCAACATAAGTATCGCTGCTGTTATTGACTGTACCATGATCCGTTAAAGTAATCCCATCTGAGGTAAATGCTGATGTAACACCAGTGAACTCTAACGTGGACTCACTATCAGAGTGTATTCCTTTATCTGCGCCTCTACCGCCATTGACCAAAATATGATTGTTTACAGCACCTCGTTCTTTCAGCCAAACGAATCCGGGCTGAAAACCAAACCCCTCTAAATCTCTGCCAGAGGTGCCATTGCCAGTATAAGTAACCGTGTTAAAATGCTCAGTACCATCAATAATATCGACATCAGGTAAGTTCTGAGAACATAACGCGAGGAACCCGCTTGGTGGTGCGTACTGAAATGAACCGTGACCTTCTCCATCTGCGTTACTGTTAGCTGTAGCTTTTGCACCAGAAAAAGAACTGTCTTGTCCAAAATTAATTCTTACATCCCCTGATGTGCCAGTATACACCCCAATAAAAGGGACTACCCCACC